GCACATTTTCAGATAGACTCAAGCTAGAACTCATGGAGACTGGCGCTAATGCCAATACATGGGGTACTAATACTAACAATAATTTAGACGTAATTGACGCTTTTGCGGCAGGTTATTTATCTAAATCTGTTGCTGGCTCAACAAATATTACTCTTACAACAGCCAATGCCTCAGATACGGCAGAATCTTCTAATAAAACTATTGAACTTACAGGTGCTTTAACAGGTGCAATAAGTGTATTTATACCTGCAGTTGAAAGTGAATATAACTTTTTTAATAATACTTCAGGTTCACATAATTTAAAAATTTCAGCTACTGGTCACGATGCAAATGGTGTGGTAATTGCACAAGGTGCAAAGACTACTGTGTTTTGTGACGGTGCATCAAACTTTAATGTAGAAATTATTTCTTCCACAGATGCGGCAGCTTTAGGGTCTGGCACAATACCAGATGCTAGATTTCCTGCTACTTTACCAGCAATTAGTGGAGCCAACTTAACAAACTTAGACGCTGCAGATTTAGCCTCAGGAACTATTCCTGACGCTAGGTTTCCTGCAACATTACCTGCTCTAAATGGTTCTGCACTTACAGACCTAGATGCAGATAATCTCGCAAGTGGCACAGTTGCAAGCGCAAGACTACCTACAATTGGAACTGATAAAGGTGGAACAGGTTTAACGTCTCTTGGAACAGCAGGACAAGTTTTAACAGTTACAGCACCAGGGACAGCAGTAGCTTTTGCTGATGCAGCAGGTGGTGGTATTGGTAACAATACTGTTACAACATTTTCTAATGACGGAACTTTCACAGCAGACTCTGACAGTCAATTTATTGCTGTTTCAGTAGTTGGTGGAGGCGGAGGTGGTGCAGGAGGCATAGTTGATCCTAGTTCAAACCAAGCTGGTAATTCAGGAAATAGTGGAACAGGATCAAGTTTCGGAAACTTACTAAGCACTAACGGTGGAAGTGGAGGTAATGGCTCCACAAATATGATTGGTGGTAATGGAGGCGGTGGATCAGCTAGTGGTAACGTAGTCGGTATCGCTTCTGCTGGTATTTCAGGCTCAAGTGGATCTGGCGGTAAAGGTGGTCTTAATACAGGTAATGCTGGTAAAGGCGGTAATGGTGGTCAGTCATCTATTGGTAACAGAGTTCCAAATAGTAGAGGCGGCGGTGGAGGCGGAGGTGGTTTCGCTTACGCAGTTCTGGGCACACCTAGTTATTCTCCAACCACACCTGTTACTGTAGGAAACGCTGGTAATGGTGGAAACAATGTTACAAGTGGACCTAATGGTTCTGCAGGTAACAAAGGCGAAGTTAAAATTACAGAGTTTATAACATAATGGCTAAATTTATTTTTGTAGAACCTGGCGAGAACAGGGTAAAATATGTAGAGGATTCAAGACCGACCACTGCTTTTGGTCCTTCATATAAAGAAGTTTCAGATGATAATGTAGCACCTGGGTGGTGGTATGATCACGACACAGATACATTAAGTCAATATAGACCTATATCTGTCGTAGAAGTAAGAATAGATAGAGACGCTCTATTAACATCTTGTGATTGGATGGTGTTAGAAGATAGCCCTTACAAAGCCACTGGACAAGAATCTAATTTAGCAAAAATAAAAACGTATCGTCAAGAGTTGAGAGATTTTCCTAATGACTCAACAGAATATAACGAGAATAATTTAGTTTGGCCCACTCTTACACTAAGCTAAGAAATTGATTCTCAGTCCTACTTTCGTCTTAAGTGAAAACTTTATACCAAATCATGTTTGTGATGACATTGTAAAAAAAGGTTTAAGCTTACAAGAGATAGATGGCACTCTTGAGGGCGACAAAGAAGATAAAAAAATTAGAAACTCTAGAGTTGTATGGCTAGATGACTGTTGGATATATGATTGGATAAGTCCACATATACAGGCGATGAATCAACAAATAGGCTGGAATATAGATTTTAGCACTCCCGAACAAATACAATTTACTAAATATAAAGAAGGTCAGTTTTATGGCTGGCATCAAGATCACACACCACGAGCTAATGATGAAAATACAACACAAAGAAAAGTTTCTGTTGTAGTTCCTTTGTCTGATAGTTCTGATTATGATGGTGGTGATCTAGAATTTTATGATTCAGTTTTGAATCCACAAATTAGTGAAGATAAGAAAATTTTAAAAGATGATAGGACAAGACAAAGAGGCACAATAATAGCTTTTCCAAGTTTTGCATATCATCGAGTCACTAAAGTAACAAGGGGAGAAAGATTATCAATTGTTATTTGGTATAAAGGGGATGTATGGAAATAAATAAATTTGAAGAAAATAATTATGTAATAGTCAAAGAAGCAATATCGCAAGAACTAGCAAACTTTTGTAATGAGTATTTTTTGTTAAAAAGAAAAGTTGTTGAACAAATGAATTTTGCAAAGATAATTTCACCCTATGTAAATTATCTTGGAACTTGGGGTGATACACAAGCACCTAATACTTATTCACATTATTCTGATTTTGCTATGGAAACTTTACTAAAAAAACTAAAACCCATGATGGAAAAAGCTACAGGCAGAGAATTATATGAAAATTATTCTTACGCAAGAATATACAAATATGGAGATATATTACATAGACACAAGGATAGATTCAGTTGTGAGATATCTACAACACTTAATCTAGGTGGAGACCCATGGCCAATATATTTAGACCCGACAGGTGGCACTAAAAATGAGGGAGTAGAAGTTAATCTAAGACCTGGCGATATGCTTTTGTACAAGGGTAATAAGTTAGAGCACTGGAGATATGTATTTACGGGAACCTATTGCTCTCAAGTCTTTTTACACTATAACGACAAAAAAACAGAGGGCGCTGAAGACAACAAATATGACTCAAGACCTTTTTTGGGACTACCATCGTGTTACGCAAAAAGATAAAATTTATCACTCCATATCCAGATTTAGTATTACACCCTGTGCCAATTAAAAAGGTAGTGCCTCAATGGTATAAAGATATGAAAAATTATTTAAGTGAAATACAAAACTTTCAAAGACCAACAGTAAAAAAATGTGTGCCTGTCCTAGATACTTTTACAAGTGGCTATGCTATTTTAAATCCACTTGACGTTGTTTTTTGGCAAGACAAGGATGAGGATAATGAAGAAGTTTTAAGGTGGGAATATCCTGAAGCTATAAACGAAATGAATCCTACAGGTAGTAATATTAATCTTCATACTATGAATGTAGGTATATCTCGTCACGAACCAGGTCAAATATCTAAAAAATTTGTTAGGAGTAATGAATATCCAATACCACTAAAAATATTAAATCCTTGGATTATTAAAACACCAAAAAATTACAGTTGTTTATTTACAAATCCTTTGAATAGAGAAAACGATGGAATACGTATAATAGATGGTATAGTCGATACTGACGACTATGACATTAATATAAATTTTCCCTTCTTTGTAAAAAAAATAAAAGAGGGTCAATCTTTTATACTCAAAAAAAATCAACCCGTAGCACTAGTTTTTCCATATCAAAGAGATAATTGGAAAATGGAAATAGGCAAGCAATCCGTGGATGAAATAAGAGGTAAAAGATTTAAATTCAATACTTTGCTAACAGATAAATACAAAAAAATGATATGGAAAGGAAAAAAATATGATTAGTAAGTATATGTTAGAATGGGACCTAGGTAAAAAAATAGATGAAGATTTACCAATAGATTATCAAGTATTCAAAAACTTTACAGAATGTGTAGGCAATAATTTTAAAATAGACATTGAGGGCATACATACCCACGAAGACTGCACATCAGTAGATAAAATTGTTCAAGTTTCTGAATGGTTTTTTGAACCTGAAGAAAAAGTCATCAATGGTGTTTATGCACATGACACTAATAAATTAGATCTTATTATTGTTTATATTAACCAAGCAGTAGGAATACACATGAAACCGAAACATTTGTATATTTTTCCATATTGGCTTGCTTATAAATTTACATCTAATGATAAAAGTAAAGAACAAAAAATTGTTAGGACTTTTTTAGAATCAAAAAACAGACCTTACTATAAAAAGAAAGACATTTATTGGTAACAAAGGGAGTAAAATAATGATTAAACCAGAAGAACTTAAAGACAAAAAATTTAGAATTTTTTTAGGTATGCCAATGTATGGTGGACTTTTATCAGAGCCAACCTTACATGGTTTACTTGAATTACAAAACTGGACTGCGCATGCAGGTGTAAATCTCAGAATACAAACGATGGGTAATGAAAGTTTGATTACAAGAGCTAGAAATACGATTGTATCAATGATGATGGATCAGACAGATTTTGTAGCAACTCATTTGTTATTTATTGATGCAGATATTGGTTTTACTTGGGAAAACATTGATAGATTATTACGTATTGATAAAGACATTGCATGTGGTGTTTACCCCAGAAAACACCTGCATATAGAAAAAATAAAAAAAATACTTGAGGAGAACCCTGACGCTAGTAATGATTTGATAGAAGCTAAGGCACTGGGCTACAATATTAATTTTGATAATCCAGATAAAATAGTAGGTGAAAACGGCTTTTTTAAAGTTAACGAAGCTGCGACAGGCATGATGTTGGTAAAAAGAAGTGTTTTTCAAACTATGTTTAAAAAGTTTCCAGAAAGAAAATATCAAACTGATCAGATAGTCAATGGTTTACACTATCGCTCAGATAATTGTTATGATTTGTTTGCGGTTGGACCTTACCAAACACTTGAAGATAAAAGATACTTGTCTGAGGATTACTATTTTTCTAGATTGTGGCAAGAGTGTGGTGGTGAGATCTGGGCAGACCTTGCTATGCCACTATCTCATTTTGGTAACAGACAATACAAAGGACACGTTGGTACTCTAGTAGCAAAAGCAAATGAAAATTGATTTAATACAATCTAACTGTTCATCAATAAATAGCATATATATTTATAGAAATTTTATAGACGATGCTGATTATCTTGAAAAAATATTATCTAAACTAAAAAAACACACTGAAAAAGATTATCAAGGCAGATCTACAAGTGTAAAGTCAACGATGACTACCTGGGGAGCTTTATTAAAAGATAATGATTTTAATTACGTTCATATGAAAGCTTTAGAAACTGTGTGGAATACTATTTGTCTTAGAAGTCCTAAACCACATTTAAAATACAAACTTAACTTTAAAGATGCATGGGGTATGAGACACACAGCTGGAGACTTTACTCAGGATCACATACATGACTACGATTTGTGGTCTGGTGTTTTTTATTTAGATGTGCCATGTGAAACTAGAATGTGGTTTGAGGATTTTCAGCAAGACGTTTTATTAGAAAATAACATGTTTATATTTTTCCAAGGTGCCACTAAACACCGTGTTTCAGCTCACTATGGCGAAAAAGATAGATTTTCGATAGCTCATAACATTAAAATTGAGTCAGTCTAAAACATTAAATATGGAAATAATCAACTAAAATAGTATATTGTCGAGATGCCCTTAGTAAATTTTAGACCAGCACCAGGTATCAATAAAGAAGTCACTGACTATACAGGTCAGGGTAAGTGGACTGATGGTGACATGGTTCGTTTTTTCCAAGGATCTGCTCAAAAAATAAAGGGCTGGGAAAAGTTTATTAGCACTACTTTAGTAGGAGTAGCAAGAGATCAACATGCTTTTGTAGATTTAGATGGCATTCGCTTCAATGCAGTTGGCACAGATAGAAAGTTATATATTATTACTGAGGGACTTGCTTATGACGTTACACCCATAAGAGAGACTCAAGCTTTAACTAATCCGTTTACCACAAACGCCACTACATCAGTAGTTGTAACAGATACCTCGCATGGTGCTGTAAAAGGTGACTTTGTTACATTTGATTCTTTCTCAGCCATTGATGGCTTAGACATGAACAAAGAGTTTGAAATAACTTCTGTGGCTAATAATAATGCTTATGTTGTTACTCACACCAGCGCAGCCTCTGGTTCAACTTCGGGTGGTGGAGGTAGTGGTAACGCTAAATATCAAATATCTATAGGTCCTGAACTATCAACCTCTGCATTTGGTTGGGGCACCGATGGATGGGGTAATGGTGCATGGGGATCACCATCAACAGTATCAAACGTAACATTAGAAGCCAGACAATGGTCATTAGATAATTTTGGTGAAAACTTAATTGCTGTGGTTTTAAACGGTGGGGCTTTTGAATGGAAACCATCCCTAGGAGTATCAACGAGAGCAACAGCAATTACTAATGCTCCAACTAAATCTAGATTAGGTTTAGTTTCTACACCTGATAGACACTTAGTGTTCATGGGTACACAAAAAACAATTGGTGGTACAAATCCACAAGATGATTTACTTATAAGATTTTCAAATCAAGAGGATATTAATACATATCAACCAACGGCAGAAAACACAGCAGGATCATTGCGAATAGCTGATGGATCACGGATCGTGGCCGCTGAAAGATCCAGAGGTCAAATACTTATTTGGACAGACACCTCGTTACATGCAATGCAATTCATAGGACCACCTTTTACTTTTGGTTTAAGACAATTAGGTCAAAACTGCGGTGCGATAGGTAGTCATGCAGCTGTTGACATAAATGGTATAAGTTATTGGATGTCGCAAGACTCCTTCTTTTTATTTGATGGATCAGTAAAAAAATTACCATGTACTGTTGAGCAATTTATATTTAACAATATTAACATCACGGGATCAGAAAATGCTTTTGCTGGTCATAATGGAGAGTTTAATGAGATTATGTGGTTTTATCCACGTACAGGTTCTGATCAAATAAATGCAATTGTTGCTTATAACTATTTAGAGGGCACTTGGTGGACAGGAACTTTGGCAAGGACCACATGGATAGATAGGGAAGTTTTTGATAATCCAGTGGCATCAGAATATTTTGAAAACACCACAGCGAACAATGAAGTAATTTTAGGCTTAACAGATGGAGCTACACAAATGTTTTTACATGAAACAGGTAATAATGCTGATGGTGCAGCAATCACAGCATTTGTAAAATCTGGTGTCGTTCAAATAGGTGAAGGTAATGATTTCTCTTTTGTATCTAAATTAATACCTGACGTAGAGGATCAAGTCGGTACGCTTAATGCCAAACTTGAATTTAAAAATTATCCAAACAATAGCGTAAGTGTAACAAAAACAGCTACGTTTCAAGACAATACAGATTTTGTTAGCCTTCGTGGTAGAGGTAGAGAGTTTACTGTTAACGTAGTTTCAAATACAACTAACACAGCATGGAGATTAGGCACGCAAAGATTTGATATACAACCAGATGGTAAACGCTAGCATTAATTATTTATGCAACTGATAGAAAATTTTTTACCAAAAGATATTTTTTTAAATATACAAAACAAGATGCTAGGGCCTACAATGCCATGGTTTCATCAACCTCACTCCACTATAGATTCCGATAGGACTGATGATTTTTATTTTACACATAATTTTTATGCAGATGGGACACAAAGAAGCGAATTATTTCAACAAATAATACATCCAATATTAGGTCATTTAGAATTTAATTATTTATTAAGAGCTCGAGGTAGATTATTAACAATACAACAAACACAGGTTCAGCACTCTTTTCATGTAGATGACACTATAAAACACACTGTTGCTTTGTACTCCGTAAATACTAATAATGGACATACTTTGTTTGAAAATGGTGAAAAATCATATTCAAAAGAGAATACATTATTAATATTCGATGGATCTTTGAAACATGCTACTGTGCCACAAACAGATACAAGCGTTAGGGTAAATATTAATTTTAATTTTACATAAAGGATAATATAATAATCAAATGGCTAAATTAACAATAACAAGATTTCCAGATCCTAGAGATGACTATGATAGAGGTCAACAAGCAGAGCTCATAAGACAGCTGGAGGCTATAGTATTACAACTTAACAGTTCATATACACAAGACACTCAAGAGGAGTCAACACGTAGAAGTTGGTTTTTTTCTAATGGCTGATGTATTTAAAAGGTTTATTACAAATGTGACGACAACCGATCTTACTACAGTTTTTACTGTGCCAACAGCAAACGTAGCTTCAACACCTCCCGTTCCAGTTTCTACTTTTATAGTTAAAACTATTAACGTGCATAACTATGATGGGTCAGATGCAGTAACTGTAAATATTGACCATAATGATGGAGCCTCTGACTTTCAAATATTTCAAGTAGATGTATCTGCAACAAACACAAATACTATAAGCACTAGCATGGTATACCAAGAAGGTGATGTTATGAAAGTGCAGGCAAATGCTGCGTCTAGAGCAATGGTAGAGGTGTCTTTATTAGAGGTTAAACAACAACTTTAGTGGACTACATATTTAAAACTAAAGTGCATAATCACTCTGAGATTAAACAAAATTTATTAGACTTAATAAATCTAATACCTACAAATCCTATCAAAAACAAAACTGACGACATTTTGCATACTGACTATAATTTACCGAGCGCTATGCACAGAGAATATTTTAAATTATTTGCTTTAACGATTAATAATCATTTACAAAAAATGGTTAGTGAACTGCAGGTTGATAAGTGTGAAATAAGCACGTATTGGTTTCAAAGATATGGTAAAAACGGCACACATCATTGGCATACCCACTCATGTTGTAATTATGCTAACGTGTATTTTGTTGAGTGTCCTGCTGGATATAGCACTAAATTTAAACACTTTACAGAGGATTGCGAAGAGGGCGACATACTCAGCTTTCCTGCTTTTTTACCACACATGTCACCACAAATACAGGATGATAGCATAAAAACTATTATTGGATTTAACACAGATTTTTATACATAGGAGTAAAGCATGTATTTATTAGCTACCGTACCGACAGAAGTAACAGAAAAACTAGATGTGATTGTTAATCAAAAACACACAATTAAGGCAAACTACGATTTAGCTGGCAATATAAAGAATGAGTTTATGATTCCAGATGCTAAGCCTATCGTGTGGCCATTGTTAAACGAATTAATAAAACAATGGAAAGAGCGATATCAGCCAGAATTTCATAGATTAGGTAGTATGTTTAATAAAGAAGAAGTCCAATTAGAGCTTTTTAACACGTGGGTAAATTTCCAAAAAAAACATGAATTTAATCCTATACACACACATGATGGTGTGTTTAGTTTTGTTATTTGGCATAAAGTGCCGTTTCATAAAAAGGATGAATATGCACGATTTCCACACATGAAAGAGACACAAATTAAAGCAGGTCATTTTGCTTTTATTGTAACGTCACAGATGGGAAAAATATTGCAGCATGACATTTGTGTTGATAATTCTTGGGAGGGTAAAATGGCTTTGTTTCCTGCTGATCTTAATCATATTGTTTATCCTTTTTATACATCTGAGGATTATCGTATATCAATATCTGGTAATGTTGGATTTAAATTATAACTGTTGATTTCATAGCTTTTCGCCTATAAAACTATACTATGGCAAAAATTGTAGATGAACCTAAGCTTCTACGTTATGACATAATAGACGGTAAACAAATACCCGTTTATAGTGCAAAAGTAGAAACCACAGTTACAAATACGAAAACAGGACATGAATACAGCTCTCACGAAGAAGTGGATGCTGACATCGCCAACCCTGCAACTGAGACGACCGAAGACGATATACGTAGAGACGTACACGTAATTGCACCAAATTTATTTAGTGGAGCAGCAACAGGGGATGAGTAATGTTAAAAAATATATTCAAGAGCGCTAAAAGACTTTTAAAAAGTCCAGTAGGACAGATTGGAATAGGTTTATTAGCTCCTGGTTTTAATCTTAACCCCGCTGTAGCATCAGGCATTGCAGGATTACTTGGCGGAGATAAACCAGAAAATATAGCTCGTAATCTTGGTATTACTGCCTTGATAGGCGGAGCCACAGCAGGTCCAGGAAAAACATTTTCTCAGGGTGTGATGGACACTTTTAAAACACCAACTAGTCAAATAGGTAAGTCTATGGCCGATGCTAAAGATATTAAAGATTTGATGAGCGTACCAGGAGGTTTTGGTGGTGGCATTTCAGATTTAATAAGTGGCGCTCCTGGTAAAATTTTAGATTTTATAATTAAGAATCCAGTTCAAGCAGCAGAGCTTGGTTTATTAGCTACTGCTTTCGTACAAGGGCAAGATGATCCTAGAATGATAGATGTAGATCCAACAGGTATATCTGGTATAGAAGATATTAGAAAAAGTTACAAAGAGGATTTAGAAAAAAGTAAATTTCAAAACGCATCAGGTGGCATAGCAGGTTATGCAACTGGTGGAGAGAAGTTGACTAGCATAGGTATTAATAGAGATACATTCGAGCCTAGTGGCTTAGTCACCGGACCAGGGACAGGTAAGAGTGACTCAATAA